GCCTGGGTCTCGCACTTCGCGACCTGCCCCAACGCCAGTCAGTTCAGCGGCAAGAATCGGAAGGCACCATCCAAGGAGGGATGATGAAGCTCGTAGGCCTACTGCTCGCGCTCATGCTCGTCGCCGGCGCCGCCGAGGCGACCACAATCACGACGCCTGGCGCGATCCTCCGCAACACCACGGTCACCAACCTCAACGTGTGGGGCGCAGACGGTGCGATCATCCAGAATGTTACGGTGACCGGCTCGCTCGACACGCGCCACGCCAACAACGCCATCTTCCAGAACGTCACGGTGCTCGGCCCGCGGTGGACAGTGAACAAGGGCGACCTGACGAGCAGTACCGGCATGATCTTCAAGGGCTGCCGCGCCGAGCACCTCGGCGAAGGCGTCACCGACGGCGACCACATCCTGCTGTGGTGGGACGACGACAAGACCACGGTCGAGGACTGCGTGTTCAGGGTCACGCACAACAACCCGAGCACGGACGCGACGCACTGCGAATATCACTTCTCGTCGCGCAATCGGATCGAGCGTCGCAATCAGACGACCTACGTCCTGAACCAGCCCGACGCGAAGCTATGGCGCTGGCGCAACTCGGTGGACAAGATGGACCATCCGAGCACCGTCGCCGCGGGCTGCTACAACAACCTGTTCGACCACTGCACGTGGAGCGCCACCGGGCCCGGCGCTGCGACGTCGCGCTGGTGCCCCTCATCATCGTCCACGTGTGATGGCTCCGTGCCCAGCTGCGTCGGTCACTGGAACTCGACCATGATCGGCTGCGAGTTCCACATGAACGGCGGCACGATGGAGTGGCAGGGCGGGTTCCAGGGCTGGTGCATCGACTCGACGCTGTTCGATGGCAAGGTCGTGTTCTACGACGTCCACCGTGACACGGTTCGCTGGTGCCGGTTCACCGGACCGACCATCTGGGACGATCAATACGGCCGCCCCATCTGGCAGGCCGGTGACATGCAGACGTGCGGCAACACCTTCGCGGCCGTGACGAAGGCACCGAAGATGGCGGCCGTCGCCGGCGCGATCGTGGAGAGCTGCCCGCCGCCGCCGTCGGCCGACACCTGGCCACCGAATGCGATCGTCGACGCCTTCGACGGTGCGCCGGTCGGTCCGTGGCAGCGGCTGTGGTTCAAGGCGCCCGGCGACGACGTCGACGGCAGGGCGCGCGTCGCGCGCTACCTGGTCACGCTCGCTCGCACGAACAACGTGACGGCCGAGTCGTCCGTCCGGGTGTTCGCCCAGCCCGACACGCTCGCGTCGACGCCGGCGCCGCGCGTGCCGGGCGCGCGCGACACTGTCTGGTTCCGCGTGCCAACCGATGCCCAGTGGCGCGTCGCGCGCGTGTACGCGGTCGACGCCGCCGGCAACCGCTCCTTCGGCAGCAACCGCGTCGGAGTGCTCGGGGCGCTGCCCGGCTGGGCGGTCGGCGCCGTCGGCGCCGGCGCCTCGCTGGTGGCCGCGGCGGCGTATGCGCTGGTGCGACGCCGGCAGACGACCGTCGTCGATGCATAGAAGAAAGCGCCACCGGTCGGGGAGCTCGCAAGGTGCGGGCGGTTCCGGTGAGCGCCTGGGCGCGGGTGGAACGGGCGAGGTTTAGCGGCGCGCCTGAGAAGCCCGCGCACCCTTCTACCGATATGCATCCTTGCGGCGATTCAGCGCCCTGATTTCGAGAACGAGGTTGTTCGGGTCAGGGACGAAGAAGATGCGCCACGAGCCCACACGCTTTCGCCAGATTCCGCGCAAAGGTCCGGTGAGAGGTCGAGCGTTGCTCGCCCGGAACGGATCGCGACGCAGCTCGTCGATCGCCTCGTCGATGCGCGCACGGTCGGTCGGGTCAAGCTGCGCGCGCTTGCGCGCAGCAGGCCTCGACCATCGATCCTCGTACATCAATCCTGGCGGCGGACTTCATCTCCCGAGAGCATTCGGCCCTGGCGAGAATCTTCCTCGGCTTCGGCCAGATCACTCATGAGCTCGGCGTCATCTAGGAGCTCGGCGGTCTCGGGATCGACGAACTCGAGCGGGGCGCCTCCGGTCGTCGGCAGCAAGAGCTCGGCCGGCTGCACTACGGTGAGCTCGAACGACGACTCCTGTCCCGCACAGTTCGTACCGGACGACTGAGCGGTGAAGTTCGACGCCGCGGTCTCGAAGGGAACGTCGAGCGGATATTCATCCGGTACTAGGGCGGCTCCAGTGTTTCTAGTCATGCCTTAGTCTCCTCGCGGCGCTGCGGGGGCTTGTCGCCTACGACCAACGTCCACTGGTCGCGTTCGACTTTGTCTATTCGCGCTACGAAGCTGAACCGTCCGTGCTTCGGGAATCCTAGCGAGGTGTTGAGGATCACGTTGTTCACGCCGCCGCCCTTGGGCGCCTGGAACTGCCCTTGAAGCGTCGGGCCGACTTGGGTTCCGTCGATGTCGATACACCGCAGGTCGAATTCGTGCTGGCCCTCGTCGACAGCGGTTGCTTCGATTCGGAAGACGAGAGCGCCGCGAAACGGAACAACGGGCGACGGGGTGCCCCAGATGTGCGTGATGCCCGCCCGCAGAACGCTGAATGTCCCGTCCGGGTGTACCGTCGCGGACTCTGCCAGCAGCAACGTTGCCTTCATGACCCTCCCGACCAATTGTACCTGTTATCGGCAGCTCGCACGCGAGCCGGCGGCGCATCCTACAGGTGCAAGCCAGCAAGGGGAAGGCCTCGGTCTCCGGTCAGTCCACCGAGTTAACCCATATAAAACACTGGGCGATATGGCTCACCGCCTGAATCCGCGCAGCCAGCGGTTCGTGCGGCGCGGCAGCGGCAGCTCCTCCTGTTGCGGCGCCGCCTTCTCGGGCGGCCGCGCCAGCTCGAGCGCGCGAGCGCCGAGCCCGCGCACGACATGCGGGCCCATGACATAGAGTCCGGCGAGCGCGTACACCTCGAGGTCGAGCGCCTCGTTGCGTTCGCGGAGCTTGACCCACTCGCGCACGGCGCCGCGGCCCTTCACGTACTTCCGGATCGCCTTCTCGGCGGTCAGCTGCGCGAGGTACTCGTCGTCGACCCAGTCGGGCAGGTGCATGAACGGCGTCCGCGGCGCGCCCTCGCCGGCGGCGCGCCCGATCTGCAGCCGCGACATGACGATGTCCTTGCCAGTGTCGACGCACAGCACGAACAGCGGGATCCCGTAGCGGTTGTTGACCGACGGGCGCTCGACAAGCGGCCGCCCGGCGATGCTGCCGCCCTTGATCGGGTACACGTGGCGGTTCGTGCGCGCGGCGCAGTAGCGATAGACGTGCTCGGTGTGGAGGCCGCCCGAGTCGATCATCGTGCGCGAGACGCGGACCTTGCGGCCGTTCTCGTGATCGAACTCCTGGAAGATGAACGCGTCGAGCTCGCGCCACGGCTTCTCCTGGGCCGGATCGCCGAGGATCTGCGTGAACGCGATCAGCCAGGACTCCTCGTTCTCGCCGTAGCCCTTGACGGTCGCCTCGAGGCGATCGCCCTGGACGTCGACGGCGGCGATCAGCACGCCGACGCCGACCGGCACCTCGGCGACGTAGCGCTCGAGCCGCGTCCTGAGCGCGCCGACCTCGACGGAGTCGCCGCGCTCCTCCCAGGTCTCGCCGAGCACCGTGTTGACCCAGGTCTTCAGCCGAAACGGGTCCTCCTTCGCCTCGAGGAACTCGGACGCGCACGCCGCCCACGACTTCCACCCTGCCGGCGAGTACAAAGCGGACAGGTGGAAACCGGCAGTCGCGCTCGCGGCCGCGGTCGGCCGCCACTCGCCGCCGAGCAGCATCGCCGTCTTGTGGCGCTCGTCGATGCGGGCCTCGCATGCCGGGTTGCCACACACCATCCGCGCGGTCTCCGGAGCATCCTTGTCCCACTCGATCCGGTGGTGCGTCGGGTCGCTCCAGGTCAGGTAGTCGCGGTGGCCGCATGCCGGGCACGCGAGGAAGTAGCGGCGCTGGTCGCTCGCGAGGAACTCGCGCTCGATACGGCTGATGCCCTTGATCGTCGGCGTGCTGGTGAATAGCAGCTTCCGCCGCGAGAACGTCGACGTGCGCTTCTCGGCGAGCGCGACCGGGTCGCCCTGGCCGTCGACGTCGCCCGGGTACTCGTCGACCTCGTCCATGAACAGGTAGCGGATCGGCATCGAGCGCAGGCCGGCGCCGGAGTTCGCACCGGTGATGATCAGCACGCCGCCGTCGAACTCCTTCAGCTGGACGGTATTCCCGCTGTCGCGCGAGCGGGCATCGGCCACGCGGTTCCGCAGCGCCGGCGTCGCTTCGATCATCGGCGCGAGACGCTGCTTCGACACGCGCTTTGCGATCTCGACCGTGGGCTGGACCATCAGCATCGGGCCCGGCGCGCGGTCGATCACATAGCCGATCCAGTTGTTGCCGCACTCCGTCTTTCCCACCTGGGCGCCGGCCATCACGACGACGCGCTGCGCCGCGTGCGAGGGCGACAGACAGTCCATGATCTCGCGCAGGTAGGGCGTCCTCGAGGTACGCCAGAGGCCGGGCTCGCTCGAGGCGACGTTGCTGAGGAAGCGCGACTGGTCGGCCCACTCGCTCACGGTGAGCGTCGGCTCGGGCGTGATGCCGTCGGCGAACGCCGCGGCGCAGATGTCGGCAACGGTCGTCAGGCAGCCGGCTGCTTGAACCGCCACGGCACCATGCCGAGAGCGTTCCGTCCGTGCTCTGGTGACGGAAACTTCAAGTTCGCGTAGGTCTGCTCCTGAATCTGAAAGTCGATGGGCAGGCCGGTCATCTCGCGACCCATGCAAGCGAACGCGCGCACGAGTGCCCACCAACGCGCATTCATGTGCGGGTGGTTCGGGTCGCCGAGCTCGTAGCGCTGATACGCCTCGTCGGACAGCATCAGCCGCACGTCCACGTCGCGCCACGTCTTGCTCGTGAGCGACGAGCCGACCTGGTAGATGCCGAAGTGGTCGTCGTTGCCGAACGCGTCGAGGACGAGGCTCCCAAACTCGTGCAGTAGCACATAGGCAGGCATCCCGACGCTGCCGCGGCGCTCGCTCATCACTCCCTTCGCCTCCTAGACGTCGGCGACGGCGGCGTGCCGAGCTCGGCCAGCGCCGCGCGCAGCTCGTCGAGCAGTAGCCTGTGGACGGTTGCCGGGTCCGACTCCCCGGCGAGGATGGGTGCGATGCGGTCCGGGATCCCGAACACCGACTCCCGGGCCCGGCGAGACAGGGCGAAGATCTGCTCCCGCACGTCGTCGATGCTCACGAGGTTGCCGGACTTCATCTCATACTCGAGACGCGCGAGCTTCGCGAGGTACTCCTCGCGGTCGGCGCGCGCGGTGGCGAGCTGCACGGCGACGCGGTGAGGCTCCCAGTGCACTACCCCGTTCCCCGCACCGTTCGGCCCGTGCGGTGCAGACGGCTGCGCAGACGGCTTCGGCTTCCCCGAGACGGAGTTGCGCGGCTTGGAGATGTCGGTGGTCGCTGCCCAGCTCGCGTCGGCCTGGTCCGCATCGATCTTCCCGTCCGGGCCCGCCGTGATGCGCCCGGTCGCGAGCGCCTTCTGCACTGCCGTGTGCGACACCCCGCGGTGACGCGCGTAGCCCCGCTGCGAGAGACGGGGCACCTAGATCCTCACCGCGGAGCACGCGCGGACTGCAGACGCCGAGACCGAACAGCGAACGCGCGGACCATCAGTGCAGACATCGTGCTCGTGGCGGTGGGTGCCACCGGCAACCTCCTCTGGGGCGGCAACTTGGCGCGGCGCGCTGTCGCTAGCGCAAGGTCGGGGCCGCCGGCACCCGTATGGCGATGGGCTGGAAGGACCCGTGATCAATAGAGTTACAGGGCTGAGGCGCGCGAGGATCGCTCACGTTGCAGCTCTCCTTCTCATCGTGATCTCCCACAGCGGAGCGGCCTGCTTGCCCGCGTAGGCCTTGATCTCGTCGCCATGAACGAACGTGGAGCTCGACACGAACAAGTTGATGAGGCGCGTTCCGCCTGAGAGCCGCGAGACCGTGGCGTCCTCGAGCTCGAGGTCGGGCGGTACGGGCGTCTCAGGCTCGAAGCCGGCACAGCCGCTCTTCAGCAAGGCCGTGACGAGCTCGGGCGAGACCTGGACGCGTCGCATGCCGCGCAGCGTGGCCATCACGCGGCCTTGCCTGCGTTGTGGATGATCACGTCGCTCGTCGAATTCTCCATTTCCTCATGGAGATAGACCGGCGCGAGCCGATTCGCGGTCTCCAGCCAGTGCAGGTTGCGCTCTAGGTTGAACGGACGGACGAATTTCCAAATAACGCGGATGTCTCCGCGCTCCGGACCGAACCTTTGGAACACTCCGCCGTCTGGGAGGCCTCGAGAGGAGAGCAAAATGAACGTTCGCTCCAATCCCTTCCACTGGACGCCTCTCTGCTGCAGCCGAGCGTGCTGCAATTTCCCAAATTCGCCGAAAACTCCTTCCGCGAATTGCTTACCGCCCCCCCGGCGCCGCTTCAGGAGCCTCCCACGACGGAATCCCTTGAACTTGAGACCGGCGAACGTGAACCGAGGCGGGACCGCCCCACTGCGGGATGGGCGCGCGGGTCGACCACTGATCGGGACGGCGACGTCGGCCGCACCGGGCGTGAAGGGACGACGCTGCTCCCCCGTTTCGAATCCTGCGAACAGCAGTCTGCGCTGGCCTGCGAGCGAGCCCTGCGACACCGAGATCTCGGCGTAGAGCCTGCCGGGCGGCAGCTTCGAGCTCGGCACGCGCGCGAACGGATCGATGCGGGCCGCGACGCCACCCGCGCCCTTTTGGCTCGTGTCGAGCGGGTCGCTCAGCGAGCCTTTGAACTTGCCGAAGAAATAGTCCTTCTTGCGGAAGATGAAATGCCCGCCCTGCTGCAGCTGTTCGTATTCGGCGGCCCGAAGGCGCTTGGCGGCTCGGTTGATGGCATTCACGACGCCGAACACCATCTGCTTCTCGGTGCGCACAAAGCGGCGCAGCAGCACTGAGTCGTCGTAGTCGAGCGCGATCCGTGCGTCGGCCATGCTCAGTCCCTGCGCCGAATACGAACCGAGCGCCCGCTCGGGAAGTCGTCGATGGTGAGCTGATCCACGAGCTTGCCCTCGCGCGTCAGCTCCTGCGAGATGCGCATGATCGTCTTCGCGCGGTCGAGGTCGGGGCGGCGTGTGCCGATGCGCCAGCGGTGCACTGTCTGCCGAGAGACGCCCACGCCATCGCGCGACAGCTCGTCGAGCAGGCGGGCGAGCGGTACCACATTGAGCAATGAGCGAAACGGTGTACGTCGGCTCAATGGCGACCCATCCCTGGGACGCTGGGCACGAACATCGATGATCTGCGACTCCCGAATGGCGGCGAAGCTGGCCTGGGGAAGGCCGATGCGCGGGAAGCTAGTCGGCGCAGCGTTGCTGCGTCAATAACTTCCCGCGCCGGTTGCTTACTTGGTGTTCAGGGCCTCACCGATGGCGCGGTCCTTTGCCCGGCTGCTCGAGCTCGAGCCGAAGTAGTAAGCCATGACCGTGGTCACGGCTCCGACCACGGCGCCGAGCGTGATATCGAACGCCGAGCGGTTGGCCTCGGGAATCGGCACCCTGACGAGCACGAACACGAGCACGTAGAACGTCACGAGCGTCGCGGCCGCGAGGATCTTCGGGAACACGTCCTTCGTGAGCACTTCCCGCTGGCGCGCATTCGCGCGGTCGCCGGCGTCGACCTGGAGCTCCTGGATCCGGAACGCCTCCATGTCCTTGGCGAACTGATAATCGGCCGCCTTGATCGCGAGCACGTCGGCTGCGGTCAGGTTCTCAACCTTCGTCGCGAGCTCGTCCTCGGACGGGTCCGCCTTACCCGGCAGCAGGATGTTCGCGAGGATCTTCGTCGCCGCGCCGGCGGCTGGAGTGCCGAGCGCCGACGCCAGCGCTGGCGCCACCGTGCGCAGCGCCTTCTTCCAATCGAATGCCATCAGCCACCTCCCTGTGAGTGTGCGCAGCGCCAGCTAGGGCTGCTTCGGGCGAATGACGAGCCCGCCGACGAGCGCGAGGACGCAGAGGACTAGGACGGCGGCCCACAGCGGCGCGTGACCGGCGATCGAAGCGACGACCAGCAACAGCGCGATGATGGCGAGGATCGTGCTCAACATGCTGCACCTCCCAAGTGCGGACGGGCCGATCTTGGGCTCGGCCCTGTAGCCCCTCAGCGTTGATTCCGCTCGAGCTGGGCCACGCGTTCGCCGACATCGCTCAGCCGTCGGTCGAACTCGCCGTGCTCGCGCGTTTTGCTCTCGAGGATCAGCCGGAGCGTTGACTGCCGAACGAATGCGCCCTCGCTCCCGTCGAGTCCGAACAACGAGTGCTTCATCTCGGCCAGGCCCTTCTCGAGGCCCTCGATTCGCCCGTAGATCCGGCCCAGCGCGAATGCCAGGCCGAGGATGCCGACGACCGCCAGGACGAGCTGGGCAAGCTGCAGGTTCTCTTGAGTGGTCATGACGCGTCGCTCCCTGATGCGAACATCTGCCCGAGACGCGCGGCCCGCTCGCCCACCTGAATCGCCCATGGCGTGCCGGCGATCGCGCGCTCGACGCCGCACCAATCCGAAGGCCTCCCCGTCTTAGCCGCCAATCGCACGGCCGGCATGATCCGCGTGGATTGCGTCAGGTGATTGCCACGGTTGAACGCCATGTTGACGAGCGCTCGCTGGCGCGCGTCCGTCATGTCGTCGAAACCGATCACCAGCAGCGAGCGCGCCAGCCGCACGGCGGTGTCGATGTCGTAGTCGAGCAGCGCGTCGCACTCGGCGTCGGTGATGCTCGACATGCGCGGCGACGAGCCGAGCAGATGGCCGACCCCGATCGTCCAGTTGGGCGGGAGGCCGGTGTCCTTGTAGGCGACGAGTCGTCTGCCCTCGTCGCGCTCGAGTTCCTTCTTGAGCTTTGCCCGATCCATCCTTGGACTCCCCTCAGATCGACGGCGGGAGCTTGTCCTTGCCGTACAGGTTGACGCCGAGATGCCAGTACACCTGGTGCTTGAAGTACTCCGACAGGGCCGCGCGTCGCACCGTGGGCGCGGGCCGGAACACTGATAGGTCGGCGCTCGCCGTGGCGGAGCCGAGTGCGGCGCCAGCGAGCGCGCGCTCAACCGCGAGGGCGCCCTCAGTGCGGGCCGCGCCATCGGCGGATCCCGAGAAGGTGAACGCCTCGACGGTGAGGTCGCCCGACGTAGCAGCCGAGCCCGACGAGGAGCCGGCCAGCGACACGGCGATCGCCACTGCCCCGGATGCGGATGCATCGCCCGACGCAGAGCCCTCGAGGGGCCGAGCGACGGCAACCGCGCCTTCGGTACTCGCCGTTCCCCGCGCCGTACCCGAGAGCGAAGACGTCTCGACCTCGAGACTGCCGGACGTGCTCGCCGAGCCGGTCGACGAGCCCGCAAGCCCAACCGTGACGGCGACTGCTCCGGATGCGCCTCCGCGTCCCGACGCCGCTCCAGCGAGCGGACGCGCGCGAGCGACAGCACCCGACGTCGAGGCCTGTCCACCGGCGGAACCGGCGAGCGGCCGCGCACGGCTGAGTACCCCGGACGTGACGCACAGCCCCGACGCAGAGCCAGCAAGCGGCCTGGCGACGACGATGGCTGCTGACGTCGTCGCCCGCCCGGACGCGGATCCGGCGAGGGCCAGGGCCTCGGAAAGCATCCCGGACGCGGCGGCCTGCCCTGACGCTGCCCCGGACACCGCCCGCGCGACAGCGAGCGCGCCGGATGCGGAAGCCGTTCCGGAGCTCGAGCCCGCCAGTGCGCGCGACACCGCGATCGCGCCCGAGGTCGATGCCGACGCTCGGCAGCTGCCCGCGAATGCGTCCGCATCGCTCAGCGAGCCTGATGCTCTCGCGACGCCGGCTGCGGCGCCGCTGAGCGCGAGCGCCGTCGACAGGATCGCCGTGGTGATCGCGACGCCCGCGGCGAGCCCCATGAGGGCTTCCTCGATGGCGACGCGGCCCGACGTGGCGGCGCTTCCTCGAGCGGATCCCGATAGGGCGGGCGCGACGGCCAGCACCCCACTCGCGCGGGCGGCGCCGTTGGCCGATCCCGCGAGCGTCTCTGAGTCGACGAGCGCCCCAGCCGTGGCCGCCACGCCGCGGGCAGAGCCCGAGAGGCCTGGCCCGGCATCGATCGCTCCGGCAGTCGAGGCCGCAGCCGTCGCTGAGCCGCTGAGGGCCCGCGCGACGTTCTGGCGCGTGCCTGAGGCCGTGGCTTGGCCGGAGGCGGATCCCGAGAGCGCCACAGCGACCGCCAGCGCTCCCGACGTGGACGCGGATCCCGCCGCCGAACCTGCCAGCGCATCCGCGTCACGCAGGGCCCCGCTCGTCGTGGCGGAACCCGAGGCGCTGCCCGCGAGCGGCCGCCCGCGGCCGATGGCTCCTGACGTGGAGGCCTGTGCGGTAGTGGACCCGGACAGCGCGACGGCAACGCGAGCCGCGCCCGACGTCGAGGCCTGCCCGGTGGCCGACCCGCTCAGAGCCTCCGCAACGCGCACCGCACCGCTGGCCGACGCTGCAGCCGTAGCGCTGCCGGCGAGCGGGCGGCCTCGAGCGAGTGCGCCCGACGTCGTCGCCTGACCGCTGGCAGAACCGGATTCGGCCACTGCGACGCGGACCGCTCCGGACGTCGTCGCGGAAGCCGTCGCGGAGCCGCTGAGTGCCTTCGCAACGCGCAGCGCGCCGCTCGTGGTTCCCTGGCCAGAGGCCGAGCCGGCGAGCGGCCGGGCGCGACTGATGGCTCCGCTCGTCGTGGCTGCGGCGGTGGCCGATCCAGAAAGCGCCTTGGCGACTCTCGCTGCGCCCGAGCTCGCCGCCGCTGCGGTGGCCGACCCGGATAGTCTCTTGGCGACAGCCGCCGCCCCCGATGTCGCCGCTGACGCGGTGGCCGAGCCGGATAGATTCCGTGCGACGCGTACGGCACCCGACGTCGTGGCGGACGCAGTCGCTGATCCGGAGAGTTTCTTCGCGACGCGCATCGCTCCCGACGTGCTGGCGGATGCGGTCGCGGAGCCAGAGAGTTTCGCGGCGACCCTGATGGCGCCCGAGGTGGACGCTGATGCGGTCGCGCTTCCCGTCAGCTTCTTGGCGACCTTGATCGATCCTGTCGACGTCGCCGCGGCGGTGGCGGAGCCGGTGAACTTGGGGCTGCCCTTGATCTCGACAATGATCTGCGCCCACGTCTTGTTCGTGACGCCGCTCAGCGTCCAGCCGAACGCCCCCGACGACGTCGACGCCTGGCCCCAATGCGTGCCGGCCGCGAGGTTCGCCGACACGTTCGTGTTCGATATCTGCGTGCCCTGGTTGATGCTGATGGTCGCGGTGCCGCGCTGCACCGACACCGTGTCGATGTATGCGTTCTCGGCGCGGTGTCCCGTGATCGTCTGCGACAGCGTGCGTCCGATGCTTTCGTCGGTGAACTGCGCGGCAAACGCGGAGGCCCAGCAGTCCTGCATGACGATGAAGTCCACGAGCACGTCGTAGCTGAGGCCCTCGCCACTCGTGTCGACGTGCACCTTGGAATCGGAATAGCGGGTCGGGTTGTCCAGCTCCCACGCCTCGACGTAGGACTTGCCGAGCGAGGAGTCTTGGACGAAGCCGACGAAGCCGAAGGTCTGGTCCGAATGCCCCGACGACTTGAGCAAGGCGTCCGCGCCGAAGTAGCCCGGTGACGTGGCGCAGTAGGTCGAAACCATGACCAGGTAGCAGGGCTTCGCGCACGTCGTGGTGTCGAGCGTGCCGGTTTCTACGGAGGCCGCGGTCGTCGTCCCCGAGAACGTCGCGTGGCCGAAGTAGGAGTTAGCCACGTTCCACCAGCACGAACGCGATGCCGCCGAGGTGCCGCGTTGCGACGATCGCGCGCGCGATGCCCGCCCATGCGCTCATCGGCAGCTCGCCGGCTCCGGGCGTCTTACTGAACACGTACTCGACTACACGGCCGTCCCCGTACCGGGCACGCCAACGACCGGCCGCGGCATGGTCGCCGCGCCGGTCGTGGATGTCGCGCTCTGCCGGGGACACTCTCCCCCGCTCCTACGACTCGCTGATCTTCAGCGTCCCGGCCGCGAAGCTGGGCGTATCGCCGTTCAGCACGGACTTCGAGACATCGAGCGCGCAGTAGTAGAGCAGGTTGCCGCTCGTGCTGGCGTCGTAGAGCAGCCAGTGCGAGACGGTGCCCCAGTCCGCGGTCGCCGTCGGGAACGTGATGACCCCCTGGTTCTGGTACTCGTACGCGCCGCCGACCTGGCCGTTCGCCGTCCAGCCGGTGGACGTGTTAGAGGGCACGGCCACGCGCGCATACGAACCGCCCGTGACCTCAGTGACTGATGGCGTCTCACCGCTCGACACGGCCGTCGCGAGTGCGACGTACGTGTTCGCGCCCGCGGTGTACGTCGTGTTCTTCAGCACGGCCTCGATGATCTTCTGCTCCAGGTAGTCCGATTTCGCATTGCTCGTCGACATCTCTCACCTCCCTGTGAAGTTGCTGCTGCTACGCCTCGTTGACCTTGAGCGTGCCCGTCGCAAACTCGAACGTGTCGCCCGTGTTGATCGTCTTCAGCGTGTCGAGCTGGGCGAAGTAGAACAGGTGGCCCGACGTGCTGGCGTCGTAGATGCCGAAGTGCGTGATGTCGCCCCAGTCGGCCGTGGCGGTCGGGAACGTGATCGCCGAAGCGTTGCTGACTTCGTAGGCGCCGCTGACCTGGCCCCCGGACGACCAGCCGCCGGAAGCCGCGATCGCCTGACGCGCGTACGAGCCACCGGTCACCTCGGTCACCGACGGCGTCTCGCCGCTCGAGACGGCGGTAAACAGCGCGACGTACAGGGTCGCGCCGCCGGCGAAGCTGGTGTTCTTGAGGGCGGCCTCGATGAACTTCTGCTCGAGGTAGTCCGATTTGGCGTTAGTCGTCGACATGCTTCCCTCCGTGGCTAGGCGAGCGCGACCTCGATGAGGACGCCGAGCAGCCACATCGTGTTGGTGTTGGCGTCGTCCGAATCGGCCGCGGCAGGGCGCTGCAGGATGAGCCGCACGACCTTGCCCGCGGCGAGCGAGACGGACGGGTTGTTGAGGGTGACGATGTCGACCTCGTCGACCACGCCGGGCGGCGTGATGATGCTCTTCGTCGCCATCGTCGGCGCCTGCGTGCCGTCGATCCCGTCGTTCTGAACGTCGAACCCCGGCTGCAGCACGAAGTTCGCCGTGCTTGTGCTGTTGTTCATGTAGTAGGCCTTGATCGACGTCAGCGACGAGTAGTTCTTGGGCACGACGAAGTGCGCGACAGCATTCCGGTCCGCGGTGCCGAGCAGCGTGATGACGATGTTGACCGACGTGCCGCTGCCCCGGCTCGTGTAGAAGCCGACGTCGCCGTAGAAGTCAGCCGCGCCGAGCCAGATGTACGCGGCCGTCGGAGCACTGCCGCCGCCGGTGCCCTGGACGAACTCCACCCACGCCGAGCCGCTGTAGATATAGAGCTTGTCCTCGTCGTTGGCCCACGCGATCCAGCCCTCTTTCGGATCGAAGAACACCCAGCTGCCGCCCTCGTACAGAGCGATGTCGCCATCATGGCCCGACCACGCGCCGGTGCCGGTCGCCTTGACGATGTAGCGATCGCCGGCGGTCGGTGAGCCGGGCGGCGTGCTGAGATCCTTGTCGATGACCGCGAGCATCACCGTCGCGTCGAGACGCGACAGGTTCTCGTTCATGCCGGTCGGCGTGTCCCAGCCGGTTTCGCCGGTGCTCCAGCCGCTGTATAGACCCAGGTTCGGTTTCTGACTCGAAGGCATTGCCTATTCCCCCCAGTGCTCGCCCCAGCCGTCTGCACCCCAGCCGGCCACGAATCCGCTGCCGTCTCCCGACACGGTCGCCACGCCGGAAGCGGTGCCGGAGCCGCCTGCGATGACGCGCCCCGTGCCCTGCATGGTCGCCACGCCGGAAGCCGAGGCACCCTGGCGCGACACGGTGTAGTCGTAGGCCTGATACGAATCGAGCGGGTCGGCGCTGACGGCCTTGAGCACGATCCTGATCTGGCTGTTGTAGCGTCCGATTCCGCTGTCGGAGATCTCGCTGGTCCACGTCTGCGAGGTCCCGGTCAGCCCGGAGTAGGTCTTCTTGAGCGTGCCGTCCTCGCCGTAGAACTCGAGCGTGTACGTGACGCCGGACTCGGCAGCACCGGTGGCGCCGCTGTCGTCGTACTCCCAGGTGCCGAGCCGATCGCGGTGTGACCACGACACGGTCACCGTGCCGGTGTCGATGTGCTCGGGGTACGAATCGCCGTTGAGCGCGACGGCCGTCGGCACATAGGGCCGGAGCGCGCGGCTCACGGTCTGCAGCTGCAGCCGCGTGACCGATGCCAGCGGCCGCACGGCCGCGCCGTTGTACGGCAGCAGCTTCGCCGCGAGCAGCAGGTCGGCACCATAGGAACCGTCGGCGGTGAAGCCGAAGCCGCTCGAGACGAACAGCACGCGCGCGCCGCTTCCGTGCGGCCGAGGGGTCGTGTCCATGACACCGCGCGCGATCGTCGAGAGGGTTCGGGTGCCGTCGTCGTTGTTCGTGATCGTCTTCCAGGCGATCAGCTCGTCGTCGATCAGCAGCACGTTCTTGCCGGCCTTGAAGTCGGCCAGCGAGATGGACGAGAGGAAGTCGAGCTCCGTGGAGTCGTCGAGCACGATCGTGTCGCTCGACTCCACGAGGGGCTGGTTGAGCGAGCTGGTCGGCGTCAGCGAACCGACGGTCTGCGTCTGGGCGTAGGTGGTGCCGCCCGTGTCGTCGCTCCACACCTGGTAGCCCGACGCGCCCGGCCCGATCAGCGCGCGGCCGCCGAGCGTCATCACGCGCAGGTCCTCGCCGGCGACGACCGCGTAGGGCGCCTCGAGCAGCCGCTCGCCCTCGAGCTCCATCGGGATCAGCGCCGGATCCACGAAGCCCGTCGGCGCCGGCGGCGAGAACACCGTGGTCGAGATGCCGAAGATGTCCTCGGCGGCGAACACGGAGACCTGGTTGTCGCGCGGCTCGCCGGGATCGATCGTGCCGACGCGGAAGATGAGGCCCGAGATCCCGAGCCGCGACCAGTTGAGCTTTGCCACGTCGCCCGGGCGCAGCTTCGCGAGCCGGCGGAGCCCCGTGATCGTGACAGGCGCCACTGGATAGCCGAGCGTCCTCAGCGCCCGCTCGGCCGCGATCTGGCCATTCGTCGCGTTGCTGAAGCCGCGGAAGTCGAGATCCTCGACACTGGTGTCGCCACCCATCGCCGACCACGCCGCGGAGTTCATGGCCTGGGCAATGCGCTCGGTGAAGTTCTCGCCGCGGTCGATGTAGCGGACGCGGACGACGTTACGCAGCTCGCCCCACGACGGCCGCGAGAACTCGACGGAGGTGACATCGGCCTCGTCGAACACCTCGAGCTCGTCGGGGTCGTAGTCGGGCCGGATCAGCCGGAGCGCCAGCTTGCCGGTCGTCGGGTGCTGCACGAGCAGCCCGTCGATGTGCTTCAGGATCTCGCCGCCAACGTCGAACGCCGAGCCCGGCGTGTCGATGTTGAGCGAGATGCCGAGGCCCTCGTCGAACAGCGTGTCGGCCGCGGCGATGAGGCTATCGACGTCGATCAGGCTCGGGTCCATGCCGAGGCCCCAGAACGCGTCCGTGAGGATCTCGTAGATCCCCGAGGCCGGGTTCCAGTCGCCGTCGATGTTCTCGTGCCCGCCCGTGAGGCCGAGCGGATTCGGCGTGGCGCGCACCGTGTAGCTGCGCGTCTTCAGGTAGCTGCTGTTGCCGATGTAGATGTTGTGGTCGACCGTGTAGCAGAGCGACCGGTAGGCCGGCACGAGCCCCACGCCGAACAGCTGCTCGAGGTACGCCGCGGGCAGCTGGGTGCGCGTGCCGGGATAGAGGCTGATCACGCCGGCCACGCCGCCCTCACCCGGCGTCCCGCCGAACAGACCCGGCGCGTTGACGAGGATGCGGGTCTCCTCGCCGTCGCCGGCGTACGTCTCGAGGAACTGCGGCGTGTCGCGGTCCTCGACGCACATGTATTGCTCGAGCGTCGGCGTGCCGGAGCCCATGCCGAACAGCGCTTTGCACGTGGTCGCCGGGTCGTCCAGGTCCAGCTTCCCGCCGGCGCCGCCGAACGCGAACATGTAGCGCTTCGACGAGGTCGGGTAGTCGCTGGTGACGGAGAAGTCGGTGCCGATCGTCTCGAAGCTGCGGCCCATCCAGAAGCCGATGTGCGGGAAGCCGGAGTCCGCCGTCGAGGACGTGATCATCCCGAACCCGGTCGCCTGCGGGTGCAACGCGTGGAAGGTGATCGTGAACTTCCCCGTGTCGTCGTTGAAGGCGACGTTGAACACGGCGGAGTTGGGACGCGTCCCCGCTGAGAACTCGGCGTAGTTCATCGCGCGCTCGAGCGCGAGCGCGACATCGGCGCCGGTCGTGTAGATGCCGTTCATGTTCGCCGTACGCACGACCGTGACCGGGCTCGTGCTGTACGAGATCCGGTAGTGGATCGTCGCCGAGTGGCCGGGGATGAAGTGGTAGCCGTAGACGACCTTCCACGCCGAGGCCAGCGTCCCGTAGGCGGCGATCATTGCGGCCTCGGTGGCGATCGCGAGGGCGTGCGGCGTGTAGTAGAAGCCCGGCGGGATGGTGGCGACGTACCACGGCGGCGGCACGTTGCCGAAGCGGAGCTCGTTGTGCCCGTCGACGACCTCAATGACGCCGGCGCCGCCGACGCTCTTGTCGTCGAAGCGCAGGTCGAGCAGCTCGTCGACCGGCCCCAGGCAGATGCCGATCATCTGGTCCATGAAGTAACGGAAGCCGATCCACGCATGCTTCGGCCCGAACAGGCCACCCGAGATCTCCGTCTTGATCGACTCGGCGCGGATGCCGCCGTAGTAGAGACAGTTGATGCCGGGGACCTTGACCGTGCCGCGGACGAGTGGGATGCAGCGGCCCTCCTCCGCCGTCGGCAGCGTGAAGTCGCCGAGGCCCGAGGGGCGCGGCGCACCGGTCTTCGCCGTCGGCGGGCGCAGCAGCGCGCTCAGCACCGTCGTACCGATCCAGAGCAGCGGCAGGATGAACCAGAACATCAGACGATCGAGTTTCCGGCGTAGGGGTTCTTACCCGGGATCCGCGAGAACCCCAGGTGGTTGACGAGGTTGTCGAACTTGTCCTTGCAGACGGCCTCGGTGCCGTCGCAGCCGGCCGTCGCGGACACGACGGCGCCGGCGGTGATCGTGGCGGGGAACCGGACCTCGAGCGTGATCGTGTTGCCGACGTGCTCGACGACGAACCGACGATCGCCAGCGGCCGACGTCACGAACCCGGCCTTGTAGTAGCCGTCGGGCTTCGCAGCGAACGTCGACGACACAATCGTCAGGCCGGTGACCGCGCTGAGCGTCGCGGAGTCGGTGAAGCTCGCGAGATCGATCCCGCAACCCGGCGAGCCGAGGAACCAGTTGCACTTCTTCTGGTAGCTGAGCCGCGGCACCTTGCGCTTGAGCGTCTGGGACACCGGCGCGCACAGCAGCTGCGCGGTCGAGTCCTTGGTCGCGATCGAGACGACCGACCCGATGAAGTGCGGGATCGCCTCATGGTCCGGGTCCAGCCGGTGCATGCGGAAGATGACGAGCCCGACCGGCGTCGCCGGCGTGAACGGGATGAACAGCGCCGCGACCGGGTTGTCGATCGGCACCGTGACCGTGATGTTCTCGGACGTGTCCTCGCGCGTGACCTTCATCGGCGTCCGGCTCATCGTGATCGGCAGGTACGAGTACTCGCCGGCGTCGAGCGGATCCACGAACCCGACGGGCGGGTGGTCGGCCGGCGTGAATGCCCATACGTTGCCGCCCTGGGTGAAGCGGTACAGCTCCATCAGGCTGCCGCTGTAGCGCGACTCCTCAGTCGCCTGGTAGGTCATAGGGGCGCCTCTTGCGGCAGCTCGCGGAACTGGAAGCGCGACTCCGCGGCGCGCGTCGGATACCAGAGGATCTCGACCTCGTCGTCCTCGAGCCGGGAGAGCCGGATGAAGCTGACGAGCGTGCCGGCGGGGAGATCGATGTCGAGGGCGCTGTCGAGCGTGATCGTGGCGCCCGAGCAGCTCGCGACCTTGCGCCAGCGCCGCGTGCCGTTCGGAGTCTGGAACTGCAGATGCCGCCGCGCGCCGGTGTTCGGGAACAGCACGGTGCGGTAGGCGTCGCCGTCGACGAGCGTCAGCGTCGAGGCTCCCGATGAGTAGGTGCCGACGAGCTGCAGGTCCTGGCTCGAGGACGGCACCCAGACCGGCACGGCGCGGCCGCGGCGGAGGTCGACGAACTCGCGCAGCAGCGCGCCGTCGACGCGGTCGCGGCAGATCCAGCGGAAGTCCATGAGGCGCGAGGGCGCGATGACGTGGTCGTCGGTGGCGAGCGCGCCGAGCTGGCCGTCGAGCGTATCGAACGCGCGGTCGAGCGTGTCGCCGAACGAGCCGTCGCGGCCGTTGTTCTTCTCGAGCACGTCGAACCCGGCGTACGTCGCCGGCGAGCTGAGCACGGCCTCGGGCTCGTGGCCGCCGCCCTGGGGATCCACACCATCGAAGCGGAACGACAACGGCTGTCCCGCGACGCTGCGCGAGGGGCGCGACGTTGAGATCACGTTCTCGAGGCGGCCGAGCCGGGCGGGCACGACCATCGCTCCGGCGGGGAACGCCTTGGTGATCGGGTCGGTCGCGGTGATGTCCGTAGCCTGCCGGTCACAGCTCGTCAGGAACCAGTAGTCCGGGTCGCGCCAGATGTAGAACGGTCGGCCGACGCCGGCGGCGTCGACGAACGGCAGGTACGGCAGCTCGTCGGCCGGGTCGACCGACACGGTCGTCTCGCCGGCGCCGGCGAGCGGCTCGGCGAGCCGGATCGCGTACTGCCAGAGCGGCGCCGCCCACTCGCCCGCCTGGTTGCGCTCGAGCAGGCGCTGCGCCGAGACGACATCGGCGTCACGCAGCTGCGCCGTCGACTCGACGCCGCCGACCGGCTGCATGCGCTGCTGGATCCGCTGCTCGTTGCGGTTGATCGACGTCAGGACGTCCGTGCGATAGCCGTAGCGTTCGCGGATCGTCTCGACCATGCGGTAGGGCCAGGCGATCGACGTCATCAGCTGAGCGCCCGCGGGTTGCGCTTGATGACGCGGATGATGGCTTTCTCGCCCTCGCTCGACTCGATGTGCCGGACGACGGCGCCCTCCTCGACGCCGACCGTGAGCGTGGCATCGAAGCGCTGGCGCGCCACGGCCGCTGAGCCGCCCTCGCCGCCGCGGCCGCCCTCGCCTCCGGGCCCGCCCGCGGCGCCGGCTGACGCCGCGATCTGGGCGCTCGACTCGATGAGGCCGCCCGTGGCGAAGCCGCCGAGGCTCTTCAGGTGCATCGAGCTCCAGCCGCGGTTGATCCGGAGCAGCTCCTCGAGCACGCCCGGCTGGCGCACGATCTCGGGTGGCACGGCGATCTCGCCGTTCGAGACGCGGATCGGGATCAGCTCGCGGCCTCCGCGGGAGTGCCGTGGGCCCGGGTGCAGGCTCGACATCGCGTCGGACCACTGCCCCATCGCCTTGAACCGGCGCACGCCCTTCGTGCTGAGGATGAACGTGCCGGGTGCGACCCAGGCGAGGATCTTGTCGTCGGTCGGGCCACCCGGGCCCTTGAACATGCGGAGCAGGCCCCGGCGGCGCGCGCTCACCAGGATGGGACCAGGGGTCCCGGAGCGAGCCGGATCTCCCGAGGCCTGCCCCACGGACCCACCCGTCGCGAACCCGGGGATCCGGAGCGAGCGAATAAACCCGCGGAAGCGCGAGCCCACCACGGCGGTCCCGGAGAGGCCGCCACCCGCGCTCCGCGGTTGATCGATGACCGACTCGTCCGGCCGAAGCGGAGCCGGGACAGCTGCCGCCGTTCGCGCTCGCATCCCTGCCGGGAGCTCCGCGTCGGCCTGGTCGGTGACCCGCTCGCTGACGCGCTCCCGCCGAACGAGCTGGCGCAGTAGCGTGGAGAACGACGCGAGTACTCGAGAGAAGCCGCGGAGACGCGAGCCCACCAGGGCGCGCCCGACGGGCTCGCCGCTCGCGCTCCGCGGAGAATCGGTGACCGGTGTCGGCCTGGACGGCAGGTGCGTCGCCCCGACGTCGATCGCAGCCTGGCGCTCGACGATGGTGCGACGCGCCGCGCGCAGCTGCTCGCGCGTGCTCTCGCTGAGCATTGCCTCGGAGGCGGCGAACATCTCGCGGTGCTCCGAGCGACGCGCCACGATGCGCCGCGCCTCCTCGAGCTCGGCCCACTCCGCGGAGCTGTAGCCGAGCACGCGGCGCAGGATCGCGCGGGAGATGCGGGACTCGAGCAGCCGCTGCACGAGGTTGCGCTCGAGGCGGACGGCCCGGCGCTGCTCGGCGCGGCGCGCGGCCTGGAGCGCCGGCATCGTGGTCGGCGGTTGCACGGTTGCAGCGGTTGCAGCCCCGGAGTGCTCGTTTTCCGACCCTAGCCTAGACTCGGAAACCACGCCGCCGCGGGCGTAGGTGCGCAGCCGAGTCAGCACGCTGAGCATGCGCGCGCCGAGATGCCAGACGCCGCCCGTCTCCGCATCGTGGAGCACCACGGGCGCAGCCTGGCGCGGAGTACGGACGACGGACCCTCCGTCCGAGCGGCCGGAACCGCCAGGGGTCGGCGGCCCGCCGTCCACTTTTCCGCCGCGCGCGAAGCGCTGCAGCGCGCGCGCGGGAGCACTGACGACACGGCGGACGAGACCGCCCTTGGCGAAGCCGCCGAACAGGTTCTCGACGCCGAACAGCGTGCCGAGCCCACCGCCGCCACCGCTGAACAGGCCGAGCAGTGCGCCGACGACCTTCTGCGCGAGGAGCTGCGACACCAGGTTGTTGACGGATGCGAGAATGCTGGCCGTGGCCGACGCGGCGTCCTTCGCGATGTCGCCGAATCCGTTCGAGATGGAGCTGAAGAACTGGGCGAACCCGCCGAGGGCGGCGTCGGTTGAGCCCTTGGCGAGACGCTGCATGTCGGTCTCGACGGAGGCGACGGCCGTCTCTTGCTGCGCCACGCGCGCGCGTGCCGCCGTGGCGTCCTCCTGCGCGCCCTGGTTCTCCGGATTCGCGCGGGCGAACTCCTCCTGCTTCTCAGCGATCTGCGTGAGCACGACGAGGCGCTGCTTCTCGATCTTGAGCAGCTCGTCGGCCGTCTCGGACTGCGTCGTGACGCCCGCGGCCGCGCGCGCCTCAAGCTCGTTGCGCTGGCGGTCGAGGTCGGCGAGCTGCGTGTCGAGACCCTGGAGCGCGAACTTCAGCTCGATCGGCGCCGCGAACGCCTGCTCGACGCCGGCGCGCAGGTTCGCCGCGACGTCCTTCGGGAAGCCCGCAGCGAGCAGCTGCTTCTCGAACTCGGCGCCCTCCTGCCGGATCTCACGCAGCGCCTCGGCGTGATCATCGCCACGCGCCTTCGCGACCTTGGAGAGCACGGCCTCGATCGCGTCGCCGTTCTTCGTGATGGCGTCGCGCTCCTCGGAGGCGATGCCAGCCAGGTCGGCCGTCAGCTGCGCGCGCTTCGCCGAGATCTCGGCGTCGGTCGAGGCAACGGCCGCGGCGGACTGCTTCGGGTCCTCGAGCTTCGCCTCGGCCGCACGCCGGCGCTCGAGCACCGCGATCTCCTGCTGCGCCTCCTCAGCGACGATACGGCGGCGCTCGGCGAAGTGCTGGCTGATCGTCTCGAGGCCCTGCTCGAACAGCAGCTTCTCGTTCGCGTTCGCGGCCTTCGTGTCGGACTCGATCCTCTTGATCGAGTCCTGGGCCGACTGCCGCGCGCGCTCGAGCTGCTTCGTGTTGACGCCGCTGAGCTCGAAGTCCTCGGTGCTGACGCTGGTGGCTTTGCGCGCGCTGGCGATCGCGACGTCGACCTGGTGGATCCGCTGCGCCGCGAGCTCGTCGCCGGCGCGGAGCGCAGCCTGCTCCTCGGCACGGAGCTTCTGCAGCGCCGCGATGGACTTGTTCGCGAGCTCGGGAGCCACGGGCTCGACCGGCGCGGGTTGCTCGCGGTTGATGCGAGCGATCTCGTCGTCGCGTAGCTTCTGGCGATCGGCGAACTCCTGGCGGTTCGCGGCGAGCCGCTTGAGCAGCTCGGCCTCGATCCGGCGATCGACGTCCGTGTCCGCCTCGCCGGCGGCGTGGAACGTACGGCGGACGAGCTCGATGTTGAGCGGGAGCCGCGAGCTGAAGCTTTCGAGCCTGTCGAACAACCCCTCGACGCGGATCAGCGTCGTGGCGAACACCTTGCCCACCTCGGCGCCCCAGCGCTGCCACGCGCTGAGGTTGTCCGACAGCCCGCCCTCCAGCAGCTGCAGGGCCTCGATGACAGGCGGCGCGATGCCCGCGGTGATCTGGATCCCGACGCCCTGCGCGGTGATGCCGAACTCCTTCATCGCGTCGTTGAGCGCGGCCGCTTCCTCGACCGCATCCTTGCTGAACAAACGATTCAGCCGCGCGGCGACCTGCGGCGTGATGTTCGCGATGTTCGTGAGGACGGGGATCAGCTGCTGGCCCTTCTTGCCGAACAGGTCCTCCGCGAGCGCCGCGCGCTCAACGCCCTCGGGCAACGCCTTGAACCGCTGCGCCACGAGCGTGACGCGCTCAGCGAGGCCCTTGTTATTGAACTCGTCCGCAGAGATGCCGAGGTGGCGGAGCGCCAGCTCGAACTTCTCGACGCCGGGCGCACCGCGTTCGAACGCGACCGAGTCCTGGGCGAACTTGCCGATCGCGCCGCGCAGCTTCTCGACCGGCACGTCGGCGAGCTTCGAGACGGCGGCCAGGCCGGCGACGCCCTCGATCGTGCCGCCGATCCCCTGCTTCAGCTTCGCGATGTCGTCCGCGGCCTCGGAGGCGTTCTTGATGAACGCGAAGAACGCGCCGATGGTGATCGATGCGCCGATCGCCGCGAGCGCGCTCTGGACGCCGCTCAGCGCCTTCTGGAATCCCGCGAAGCCCGCGATGCTATCGCGCCCCGTCTTCTGCGATTCGGACCGCACCTTGGCGAGCGCGGCGACGACGTCGGCGAGGCCCTCAGCGGTCAGCCGAACTCGGACATCAGGAGTCGTCATCGTCGGTCCTCAAGAGCGGCGGGAGCTCAGGGGTCTCGGCGTCCTTGCACCAGGGCGCGAGCAGCGCGGTGATCAGGGACGCGTGGCGGTAGCTTTCGATCTGGTCGCGGGTGGCCTGGTGGCGGTAGGCGATGAGCGCCTCCTCGAGCGTCCACCGCGCGACGACGCGTGCGCGGTCGGGATCGCCGCCCGCTAGCTCGCGGACAAGGCCAGTCCACTGGCCGTATCGATCACCCTCCCAGCTGCGATCGCGGGACGGTCCTCCGCCGTCTTCGAAGAGCTGATAGAAAGAACGGAAGAGGCCGTCCCGCCGACGAAAAAATCGATCAGGAATTGCCGCGTGAGCGCGTAGATCTGAGCGGCGTCCGGAGTCGCCCGGAGCTCCTGCTCGATCTCCGCGGGCATGTCCGGATGCCAGCGGCTCGCGGGCACGCCCTGGCGCAGCAACATCCCGGCGAGCACTCGGTTGCATTGCCCGCCGGCGACGAGCTCATGCGTCAGCCGCTGCAGGTAGGCGCCGCCGTCCTCCGCGACGCCGATGTCGGGCAACGGCATCAGCCCGACCTCTCCCAGCATGCGGACGAACCAGCCGTTCCACTCGACCGTGCCGTGTTCGATCACGTGGTAGCGGCGGCCGCCGATCGTCACCGCGGAGCCGGCGGCAGCCGCGCGGAGTCGGAATCGCCGCCGCACCCAGGGAAGACCCCAGGTTGCGGCGGCGCCGATGATGAGACCGCTGAGCAGTCCGACGAGCACGCGGTTATGCCGCGTTGTCGACGCGCTCGAGGAGCATGAACGGGAACCCGGTGTGGTTCGCGCTGTCGTCGATCAGGGTGAACGTGATGTCGTACTTGCCGAACTCGTCGCCCGCCTGGATGAACTCGCGGTCCCCGTCGACCTTGATGCTCGCCTTCCAGACGCGGAAGTTGTAGTTCGGGCCGTACGCCTCCGTGCCGACGAACAGCAGCTCGACCGTGATCGACGTCTCGGATCCCGGAGACACTTCCTCGATCGCCGTGTACGCGGTGGGCGTGTAGCTGACTTCGATCGTGTCGCCGGTCGTGATGGCACCGCCCGCGACGATCTTGATCAGCACGTAGAACTCGTTGTCTTCGACCGTGTAGTCGTCGTCGATGACGTAGGTGACCGTGCCGCCCTCGTTCTTGACGACGATGCTGGTCGCGGGGCCGCGCTTGTTGAGGACGACGATTCCG